GGAGTTGCCAATGGCAAAACCAAAAACGACCTACATAGATGATAAAAAACCGACCCTGGAGGAGTTACAAACCTTTGTGGGCGGTTTGATCCAAGTTGTCTATGCAGATGACGGAAAGACCCAAATCGTGATGGACGAGGAGGGTAAAATAAAGGGTAAACGAATTAACCTTGAAGCAACAAACCTATGGTTTCCTGATCAATACATACTGCCAGATGTGATTGTTGGAGATGCAGTTGTTCTGAAGGGTAAAGCCAGATTAAGATAACCTAAAGCCGTGCTGTGCCGTTCAGCGTTAATTGTTAGTTTTCCTGTTCGGCACAAATCGGCTTTTTAACAAGGATAAAAAAATGAGTTCAAAAATAACAGATGAAGTCAATAGCCTAAAACAACAATTCTCGCAGATGATAGATCATATAACAAGACTTGAACAGGGTTTACATAACTTGAATGGAAAAATAAAAATACATATGAAAGAAGGACACATACTTAATGCAACAAGCCAAACGGATAATAGAGTTTATAGTGGCGCTGATCACCTCGATAATAATAGTGGCGATACTGTTTGATATAATAAAAACAGTATTCAGTAGAATATAAGCATCTCAACACGAGGCCGAGGGGAGTAAATCTTCTCGGCCTTTATTTTATATATCACTTTATCATCAAAGTTCAAGCAGTCGAGATAAAACTTAACCATATTGTCAATGTCAGGCTTATTAGTGTGAGGAGTGTCCTCGCCTGACAGTTCTTCCTTTCTTTTCTTGGTGTAGCTTTTCGGGATCGGCATATAAAAGGCAAGAGCAACGCTTACTGGATCGCTAACCAGTGATGAGCCTAACTGGTTGCGGATTAGTGGAAGGAGTTGTGCCTTATCCTTTTTTGAAGGATCGTAAACGAAGCCCTTGCCAAACCTGTGCCTTTTCTGTGCTTTCGGCGTACCTTCAATGGTAAGCGATTTAATCATTCATCCCAAGGCATTTTATCGCTTTCTGGAGCCTGCGATTGCTGAGTCTTTGGTTTAAACTCATCTTCATACGCATAATGGGTATATCCTTTGTCGCTTATTGTTTTTCTTTCAGCGATTGTCATATTTACCCATCCATTATCGTCAGCGTGTTTTTCCAGTTCTTCAATGTTGAATCCGCAGTTTATTACCGATCCGCCATTATCGAACTTCTTTTCACGAAACCAGCACATATTGATATAGTTCTTATCTGCCATTTGATTTATCCTTTTTTTATTTTCGATTGAATTTTCTTTGCTTGGTATAGATCCCCAAGGTATATCATAATATTTTTTATTATTGTCGTCATATACGCCTATCTCACAATCCATTGCAATTTTTTTTAATTGTTTATAACCTATTATCTTTAATCTCCCATCTTCAGTAGAATACAAAGACATACATATAGGCGCTTTGCTTTCCCACATATCATAACATTCAATATCTTCGTGTTTTAATTTTAAAGTATCTGAGCATCCCTTTGATTCAATAAAATAAAATGTTCCATTCTCTACAAAACAGGAATCTGGCATTTTCCGGAGAAATACAGGGAATTTCCACCAATCTTCAGTTGGAACTCTGTTCTTCTTGGAGTCGAAACCTATACCCATATAAAACGATCCGTCTGCTTTACCAAAATATTCATCGGTCTTTTCTTGCGCTATGTCTATGCGGTTAATGTTGCGATCTGCAAATGTTGCGTCAGCATCCGTAGTCATTCTTTTTTCTCGGCCTGGAAGGTTATGCTGCGCGGGATATTAAACTGCGGAATCAGCGTAAAGTTGGTGCTGTTTATGTCATATTTGAATGGAAGGCGAACTTTAATGGTGGGCCGATAAAATTTATTCAGTGGTTTTGCCATTCAATGCTCTCCATAGTGAGTGTAAATCGTTGTCGCTTATATCTGAAAGTATATGGTGGTATTCTTCTTTCAAATACTTCTTTATTTCTTCGATCTTTAGTTGCCTATCGTGATTATCCATTGTTTTCAATATCTTTTCGCATTAATCATCCTCCCAAAATTTTTCATCTTTAATCCTGTCAATAGAAATGCTAATCCATTTTTCATCTTTTCCATTATAGCACTCACATATAACCAATTCAACTTCATCGTTTAAATTCCAACCAGCTTCTTTCCATATTTTAGATGGTATATTTACCACCTTGTTCTCTGTATTTCTTAATATCACTTTCATTTTACCACTCCTTTTATATCGGGCTTCGATCACCGCTATCTGGTATCAGACGGCAATCTGCGATAACCTTTACTCTGCAAATATTTGAAGTAATCCAATCTTTTATATGCAGCACCATTTCTTTTTATCTTTCTATCCTTTAGCAATTTTTCATACATAAATATCGCTTTGGCAATGGAAAGCGAATTATTCATAGTTGTATTACTCATAGTTAATCCTCGCAATCGTAACATTCTTCTGGATTGTTAGCGCCAGAAGATTCTTGTGTTTTCGGTTCAAGGTTCTTTTCGTGTTTATAGTCAATCAATTCCTTTTTTATCCGCTTTAAATCATTTTGCAGTTTTTCATAAGGGTTTTTCCACTGCCCACTATCAACACAGGGAACTCTTGTGGATATAGTCATTTCCAGACTGTTTATCAATAATTGAACTTCTGATTCTGTATATTTTATAGTTACTGTCGCTATTTTGCTCATATTATTTCCCGCGTTTTTTGATTTCTTTGGAATAATTCATATAATTGCCTTCCAATGATATAGGGGATTTGTGGGACAACTGCGTTGCCGAGTCCAAATTTTCTAAATCTGTCCATCCTTGAGGGAATCCCATTATTTTTTCTAACTCTTTTGGAGTCAGCGAATATAGTTCTCCATTCTTCTTTAGTTTTAATGGTTGGTGTCCACCGCCTTTTGGTGTTCTTATTGTTGGACTGTAATTCATAAATACGCGAATCTTTTTCTCTTTGAATCCGCCGTAAATATTGTGTACCAGACAACATTCCTCGCTGAATACAGATTGCAAAGTATCTTCTTCTTGCTTGTGGAATCCCAAAGTCTCGCGCATCAAATATTGCATCTCCCCACTCGTATCCAATATTTTCGATCTCTTGGCGCAATATTTCTGCCCATTTTTTAAATCCTTCCACATTTTCAAATATAATTGCTTTTGGTTTTCTTTCATTACAAATCCGTATCATTTCATAAAATAAATTATCTTGCTCAAAACCCCCCTGCTTTCCGGCCTGACTAAACGCCGGACAAGGAAATCCACCGCTGATAATGTCCACTTTTTCAAGATTATGAGAATCAACTCTGCGAACATCGGTAAATTTTTTAGTATGTGGAAACCGCAAAGACAGAAGTTTCTGGCAATAGTCATCAATTTCGACTTGCCACTTGGTTTCGATACCAGCCCACTCAAAGCCAAGATCAATCCCTCCAATGCCACTAAACAGACTTCCGTGTGTTACTTTCATTCTTCATTATATCGGACTTTCATCCCCTTTAAATTCTTTTTCTCCTCCAAACAAGTCTTCAATCCTATCAATAACCTTTTCTTGGTTTTCTTTGGATACCTGCCTTATCAATGGTGATGCCTCCGCCTCTTTCAGCTGTCTTGTATGTTCGTGGATCGCATCATTGAATGACAGGGCATTATCTCTGTCTTTTTCTTTGGAAACCATATCTTTATAATACTCGATACATCTCTTATGAAATGCTATTGGGCCGATAGTGCCGTATTTCATACAAATATGCATCAATCTGCCAAAATCACTGCTCTCATCAAGGCTCACTGGTTCTTCAGTTATTTTTTTGTGTTCAGTTGTTGACATTGTCGCTGATGTTCTTTTAAAATGTTCAATGGCATCAGCAATGGAAGGCATATAATGTGGTTTCAGCTTTTGAATCCATCCCTTCCATCCGGCTTTTAATACTTCAGGGCCGAAAGTGCGCAAACCCTCAACCCAATCAATGAGCTGCCGTTTATGTAATGTGATCCGCCCTTTGTTTATAATCTCTAAATACTCTGCAAAATCTGCTATGTATTTTGTTTGAATAAATTTTGAGTACTTTTTTTTCTCAACATCAGACATTCTGCTGTATGGTTTTGCGCTATCAGACATCGTAATCAATATCCATATCTTTAATGTTATCGGTGGAGAAACCGTATAACGCTGTCCAATTATCGAATATGCCCTGTATTGACTTGTCCAGATGGCGAACCATTGTAACAAGATTATCAACATAAACGGTCTTTAAATCACAGTCAGGAATATTCTCAAGCAATGACAACCAGCTTTTCATCACATTGGGATTTGATGGCGGTCGATTGTATTTTACCCAGTTCGGCAAATAGATGACATTGTTCTTATCGTCAAACTGCAGCATATCCCTGTCCTGTATTTCCTTGAACGCTTTTTTGAATCTGTCTGGCTCCCAGCGCAAATGGTCTAAACAAGCGCCCATACCCACACTATAAAACCCCGGTAAAGGCGTTTTAATAGGCCCACACAGGAAGAACAGCCATAGAAGCTGCCCATCCTGCGTTAGAGCCTTAAAGTCAGCAGAAACCCAAGTTCTAACTGATACTTCGTAATATCTCATCCAGAGATCATATTTTTGAGTTTATCGATTGTGCTGTCAGCTGCATCGAAAGTGTGCAACATATCTTTATCCAGCCACAATTCAACACCGGTTCGTACGCCGGCACACTGCTCGGCCTCAATCAGCTTTTCAATCTCTTTGCGCTGTTCGTCTGTCATCGCCACCGGCTCTTTATTGCCATTTTTAGCTTCCTCAACCTTTGCCTTTAGTGCTTTCATCTTTTTATTGGTCGCATTAACAACAATATCTGCCGGTGCTTGTGCCTGTGCCATCTCATCATCGGTATAGACACCGCTTAAATCGTTTGGAAAAGCCTTTCGCAGCGCCAATGCTTCGGCACACTTGCCCAGCATTAGATACGGCATTTTTTTCCACATAAACGATTCATTGCCTTTAGGACAGTAAGCATCCCATATCGCCGTAGCGGCAAAGGATACTCTTACACCACCAACAATCTTATAGACTGTGGCAGTTGCTGTAATCGGGTGTTCCATCTTCGCCTTCAGCATTTCATACATCGTCAGATCATTGTTAAATAGGTAATCATCATTACCGGCATAGTGGCCTGTTCTTTCAGCAATGGCCCTAAAGCCGTCAATCCCTGTTTGAATCGTTGCCTTACCACCCCTTTTAATGAAATGAATCTGTCTGCTTAATGGGTCAAGTCCAGTACGACTGCATTGGTACAGAAATAATTTCAGCTCATTATCTGTTGCGCCATTGGCAACAGTTTCTTTTATCGTGGCGATCTGTCCCGGTGTGAAATCTACATCTTGGATTACCACGCTTGTGTCTTTCGTCATCTTATCCTCCTATATTGATTTAATGCGAAAAGGTCTTGATACGCTTTTGTAAGCATATTTCTCATAAAGTTCAGGATTCTCCTTTTTTAAAGCAGAACTTTTGAATCGTGTGGATTCAACTGGCTTGTAATACAGGCGAAAACCGGTGCAATCAACCAACACCCGATCACCCAGCGTGGCCTTGATCTCCTGTTTCTTTCCTTCCACCAGGTCGGCAGCTTCTTCCTGCAATATTCTCAATGATGCAAAGTCATTCATAAGTTCATCAAGCGAAGTATCGAATGGTATGTCTTCAGAATTTCCCTGTGCGAGTTCCATTAGTTTTTCGCCCTGACAAGTATTGCGAAATTCACAATTGCTACAGCGTTTGTCCTTTGCCTCTAATCTCTCTGGAGCAGGGCCATTCTCAACCATCCGCCAAAAATTCGTTCCGGCATCAACAATCGATTCCTGTAATTCTGCATCTCTTTCAACATCAAAGTGAACAAACTCCCAATTATCCGCCCACAGCACAGCATAACTGCCCCAACTTCGATTGGTAGTTAATAGGTAGTGCTGCATCTGCCATATCCAACTGGTCGGTATGCCCTCATCCCTGATCTTATAATACATTGGCCGGCCAACTGACTTACATTCCAGTATCCCGGTTTTGCGATCGTCAAATGCGACAATCTCAGCGTCAAGATGTGCCATTGCCCAATGATGGGCGTTATTGGTTATCATACGATTTACCCGGCGAATTTTCCTGCCAGTGCGCAAAACATATTCATCCCTGATCAGCTGCTCAAGCTTGTTGCCCCTTTGCATAATATTGGAAGCAATGACCGGATAGTCAGGTTGTTGGCTCGTCTTTTCATACCATAACTTTCGCGAACATCCGTATGGTTTCTCATAAAATAAATGGTGAATGTCCGATCCACCAAGCCCTGTAAGGCGTTCTTTTAGGAATTGCTCTCTGTCCATTGGTTACTCCCTGTGTTTGTCCGTTAAATTCCCAAGCGCAATATAAATAATGTCAGGTGTGAGTCGCGGAACATTGCCCTCAACACACCGGGCAACCATTCTTCTGATGTCCCTTGATA